CGTCATTACATTAAAACAGGTGAATTGCGTACAAATACCCTTTCTACTACCTCAAAAGATGATGGGGGCTATTCTGTTATCCCTCAACTTGATAAGGAAGTGATGAAACGTTTAACAGATGATAGCGTGATGCGCCAAATCTGTAACGTGGTTCGCTTACCTGTAGGGGCGAAAGAGTATAAAAAACTTGTTTCCGCTGGTGGTGCGGTGGTGGCTCATGGTGATGAAGGTCAAGCCCGTAATGCGACTAATGCACCTAAGTTACATGAAGTCAGTATTGCGTTAAACCCAATTTATGCTTATCCAAAGACTACGCAAGAAATCTTGGATTTTTCATCCATTGATATTCTAGGCTGGTTAACGGATGAAATTAGCGAAAGCTTTACTGAAACTGAAGAGGCGGATTTAACCGCGGGCGATGGTGACAAAAAAGCCAAAGGATTGTTGCAATATACCCGCTCAACCACAGCAGATAAAACCCGTACGTTTGGCGAACTTCAAAAAATCGAAGTCGCAAGTGCGGATAAAATCACAGCTGATACTCTTATCGATCTTTTCTATACCTTACACAGTAAATACCGTAAAAATGCCGTTTGGGTGATGTCCTCAACCATTGCCGCAGCACTTCAAAAACTGAAAAACAAAAATGGTGATTTTATTTGGCGTGATGGGTTAACGGTAGATGCGCCTTCTACCCTTTTAGGTCGCCCTGTGTATTTCTTAGAAACTATGCCAGCAAGTGGTGCGAATAAAGCCGTGATTGCCTTTGGTGATTTTAAACGTGGTTACTTCATTGTAGATCATGAAACAGGCGTAAGAACTCGACCAGATAATCTTACTGAACCAGGTTTTTATAAAGTCCACACCGATAAATATTTAGGCGGTGGCGTAGTCGATAGTAATGCGATTAAGTTTATCGAAACCCTAGCTTAATGAAACACACAAAAGGGGGCTAATTTAGCCCTTTTTTGTTAGAGGTAAACTATGAATAAAGATTTTGAAATCCGCTCTTCAGAACTTAGCGCAGAGAATGAAAAGCTTATTGGTTATGTGGTGAAATGGAATAGCCCGAGCGAATTAATGTGGGGCGAGTTTGTGGAGCAATTTGCCCAAGGGGCATTTAGTGAAACTTTATCGAGCGGTGCGGATGTGCGTGCGCTATTTGAGCATGACCATACTAAGTTATTAGGACGAACTCAAGCCAACACCTTAAAACTTGAAGAGGATAGCATAGGCTTGCGCTTTGAATTGACACCGCCCGAAACCAGTTTAGGTAAAGATTTATTAGTCAGTGTAAAACGTGGTGATATTACAGGAATGTCCTTTGGTTTTCGTGCGAAGGCTGAAAACTGGAATTTTGAGCTTACCCCTTGCCAACGAATTGTCACCAATGCGGAGCTGGTGGAAATTACTGTAACCAGCATTCCCGCTTATCCTGAAAGTAACGTACAGATTGCCCAGCGTTCAATGGCACAGGCAAAAGCAAAATTACAGCCGAAAACGACCGCACTTTTAGATCGTTGGGCTGAATTAGCGGAGTTGTAATATGTGGCCATTTAAAAAGAAAACAGAACAACGCAGCAGCTTAACCATTGAGGAGTTACTCTCTTATATGGGTGTGGCAAACACAGGGGCGGGGGAGTTTGTTACTCCGACTACTGCAGAAAGTTTACCTGCCGTAATGAATGCCGTTACGGTGATTGCGGAGGCGGTTGCTTCTATGCCTTGTTATTTATATCAGTTAAAACAAGATGGGCGGGAACGTGTTTTTGATCATCCTGTGGATTTTCTGTTAAATGAAATGCCAAACCGCAGTCAAACCCCTTACCAGTTTAAATATACGATGATGCGCCATTGTTTATTAACGGGTAATGCGTATGCCGTGATTGAATGGGATAAAACAGGACAACCTATTAGCCTTACACCTTATCAACCTAGTGCAGTGAATATCTTCATCAATCCGAAAGGGGATTATATTTACCAAATCACCGATCTGAATGGCAAAGTAAAAAACTACCTTCAGGATGAAATCTTACACTTACGCCATTCATCACTTGATGGCTTTATGGGTCGCTCCCCGATTGCCATTTGTCGTGAAACGGTAGGCTTAGGCATTGCTCAACAGAAACATGGTGCTGCAGTGATGAAAAACGGCTTAATGGCTAGCGGACTGATCACAACCTCCGAATGGTTAGATGAAGCAAAAGCACAAAAAGCCATTAAAGCGTTAGAGCGTTACAAAGGGGCTAAAAATGCGGGTAAAACGCCAGTGCTTGAAGGCTCAATGGAATATAAGCAATTAGGCATGACTAACCAAGATGCCGAATGGCTAGCCAGTCGAACCTTTACCATTTCTGATATTGCCCGTATCTACAACATTAGCCCAATCTTTTTACAAGATTACTCCAACTCGACTTACTCGAATTTTAGCGAGGCAAGTCGCGCATTCTTATCACAAACCTTAAGACCGTGGCTCACTAACTTTGAACAGCAATTAAAAGATGCGTTGATGGTGGATGTGACTCGTCAAAGTAAACAACGTTATTTAATTGAGTTTGATACAAGCGACTTTTTACGCACAAGCCAAAACGATCGCTTTAATAGCTACAACACCGCGATCAAGGCAGGGATCATGAATCCTAATGAAGTCCGCAGACGCGAGGGACTTGCCCCTTATGTTGGTGGTGAAGAATTTAGCCAAGCATGGAAACAAACCGTAGAAGTAAAAAAAGGTGGTGGACATGGCGAGAATGATTAGAGCTGGGCGATATAACAAAGTAATTACCTTACAAAAGCGTAATTATGAAAAAGAAAGAGAAAGCAACACCTACGGGCATCGTACTCCTTATTGGGAAGATGTTGCCACGGTGCGAGCCAGTATCGAACCTTTACAAGGGAGAGAATATTTTAGTGGTCCTTTTCAGTTAGGTGAAAATATTACAAGGGTTCGTATCCGCTATATGCCTGAAGTAACGCGAAAAATGCGGATTAAATATGGTGATAAATATTTCGATATTTATTCAGTGATTGACAGCAAAGAAGAACACAGAGAACTACAACTTATGTGTAAAGACGGTGAGGAACATGGTGGATATTAATAACTTAATTAAGTTACAGGAAATCAAAGCGCATTTAAATCTAGCGGATGAGTTTGATTTAGATGATGACTTATTAAGAGCTTATGCGGAAACCGCTTTAGAAGTGGCACAACGTCATATTGGGAAAACCTTTGGTAATGAGGAAACAGATAAAACTATTCCCTTCAACCAATCAATTAAAGTTGGGTGCTTGATGTATATCGCCTACCTTTACGCAAACCGAGAAGTGGTAACAGATGTTGCTCACTTAAATCCAGCACCTATGACCATTAAATCATTATGGGATGTGTACCGTGAGCCTTGCGTTTACTAAGGAACGTTATGCCTTATCAACCCTTAAAGCGTTGTACTTTCCCTGGTTGTAGAAACAAGGTGAAAGCTGGACGATGTGAAGAGCATAAACCAAAGGATAACCGAATAAGCGCATCCAAGCGTGGTTACGATCATAACTGGAGTAAGTATAGGCTCCAATATTTAAAACAACATCCTTTGTGTGTGATGTGTTTAGCGCAAGGGAAATATACACCAGCCACAGTGATTGACCATATTAAACCCGTAGAGAATGGACAAGCTGATCCATTGTTTTGGATTGAAACCAATCACCAAGCATTATGCCGAGATTGCCACAGCTATAAAACGAGGGTCATAGATAAACGTGGTTATGGGGCGAAGAAGTAAGGCATTCGTATTATACGAATAGTTAAACAAATAATGAACGAAACTCAAACTTGAGTTTTGATTAAATTTTAAACAATCACACTGGGTGGGGGGAGTTTTGAAAAGAAAAACCGAAGCCGTTAGAACCGCCCCCCCAATCAAATTTTTACGCAAGGCAATTTTTTAGAAAATATAAGCGTTGTGATATCACAACACTTGAATAGGCAGAGTTTAGTTATGTACATAAGTACACAATTCAACCGTGGTCATA